GGGAGAGAGATCTTCTCACCGAGTAGGGAAGAATCAGCATAGCGTTGGGAAAACTCTTGGAAGCAGAACGAACGGTGACGCAAAATTTGAGCTGCCAGACCTCTAGTAGTAGAGATCTCCAGGGTCATCGTTGCTTGCTCAAACACAGACCAATGACCATGTTTGATGCAATACTTAAGTAGTCCTGCTACCTTAGGATTTTCCTGGTTTGCAGGATTGCTCACACGAGCAATATAACCAATTGTCTTCTCTGCATCGGGAGTGACAGAGATCAAACATACTTTTGTCATTTATCAATAAACAGTTTGGTGAGAACGTATAAACCGAGTGCCTTGAGATATCCAATGGTTGCTAAACCAAACATACCTGGCACTAACCAGTTCCATAGTAGCATAATAACTAGAGGTTTGACAAGTAAAGAGAGAACTCCGACAGCAACTACCTTTGCCGCTTCTTTCTTTTCTTCTGCCTCTAGTTCTTCTTGCTCTTCTTTTTCCTTTTCTTCAAAGGCTCTCTTATCAAAGTAAACCGTCATTTGGTTTTCTTTTTGGGAGCGTTCGGGTCTTGCCATAATTTAGGATTAATTCTTCCTTCTGACTGTTGCATATCTAGTAGATCATGACGATATAAGTCCCAGTAGTAATCAAAAATTTCTACTTGCTTACTACCATATACTAGATCATATTTAATTGTACCATCATCCCGATATTTGACAAGGTACGCGGTATATGGTAGTGACTTATCATCAGCATCTGCTGGATCACAGCACTGCTTGATAATCTTCAACTGCGTCCTCCCCATTCGATGCTAGGAAATGCTTCGCTAATCACTGCTTTAGTGATTCGCTTATACTTGTCATTCAGTTTGCCATCCTTTACAAGAACGAGAAGTTCTGCTTCTTCAGCAGAGAGTCCTTCTAGCAACTGAACAAACATAGATTCCTTCTTAAGCATAGGCAGTTTGTCTGCCCCACCTTTGAAGAAACGATACAGACCGCGATACTCAGATTCGAGTTTCGTATGATCTGTACCTACAGGTGCATCGTTGGGAGTGTAAGGAACATCGCCTTCAGGCAATACAGAAACAACGCTCTCATCAAAGTTGATGATCAACAGTTGACGCAGAGCGGTGCTGTTATGTTTCCTAAGCAAGTCAATTTTTTCTTTTTTGGTTTTAGCATTTGAGACCTTGCGTAGGATCTCGCTAATGAGCAACCTTTTGCTGCTGTTATCAATAGATCGTGTAGGCATAATTAACTCCGTTTATTCATTCTTCATCTTCTTCAGATTCAAAGTTCCAATACGGATTTTCTGGTCTGACGTAGATAAGTTCATCGTGTAACATGTTTCCATCTTCATCGAACATCTCTGGATGAGTGACTGACTTTGCGTAGGCAGCATTTTCGATAAAGTCTTCAACGTACCCTTTCGCTAACCAAGAGACCGTGATCCCTAGAATGAATGCTCCGAGTACAACTAATACAACTAATGCAATTAACATGGTTCCCCCCTGTTTAACCGTTTACAAAAATTGGAAACCAACCTCCTATGTTATGAACTCAAAATTATTTAGTCCTTAAATGAGATTGTTTTCGCGGAGATACCGTACAGTTTCAGTACATCCTCCGAGATTCACAGAGTCCTTGACGACCTGGGGGAAAGTGGTGCCAGGACCAAACTGAGCATAGAATCCTTCGCGAGTAAAATCTCGATTGAGTTGCTTCTCAGTATAAGCATATCTCTTGCCCTCAAGAACTTGTTTGATCTTGGTGCAATAGGGACAACCTGTCCTCGTGTAAACTACAAAATTCATAATTTCTCCAGAATAAAAAGGGGACCCTCAGGTCCCCAGAGATTCTACCCTATGTAGGTGTTGATCAGAAGGAATACTTCAGACCCAACTTACCACCATAGCCGCGGTCAACATCAGCATCGCCAGAACCGATGAAGGAGACTTCACCGTAGAGACCGACAGAATCGGTAACAGCAACACCCAGACCTGCCTTACCAGAAGGAACAGTGTCATCAGTGCCGCCATCTGGAGAGACCAGGCTAGCACCCGCTTGGACGTAGTAGGAAGCAGACTCACCAATAGGACCTTCGTAGCCTACATGGAAATCTGTAGTCGCCCCAGTGTAGTCGCCGCCTGTCCAACCTGCGTTGGTTTCCACGTTGACGTAGGGTCCTGCAAGGGCAGCGCCTGGTGCAGCGAAAGCAGCAGCTGCAGCGGCAGCAGCGAAAGCAGTTTTGATCATTTGTTAATACCTCGTTTTGTTTACTTGCGGAATGGTTACCCGCAGATGAAAGCAGACTCGACTTGTCTGCGTTGGGAAAGATTATAACACATACCTGAAGAAGTGGCAAGTGTTACAAGATTGTAACGTTACAGCGAATATTTATAAGAATTAATACTCACAAATGTGACTGAACAGTTACTGGAAACCGTCAAGATGTGATTCTTTCTTCATTTTTGATCGGAGTTCCTGAAGTTTTTGTCGTACTTCAATGAATTGTTCTGCTGTTTGAAGGCGACCTTCGTAGTATGCATCGGGATCTAGTTGGATGTCAATGATATCCATGGGATCTACAATTGCTTCAAACTCAGCATCTTCATCTCCCAAGAGTTCTTTTAGTTCCTCAGGAAGATCTTCGTTTTTAATTTTTGGAAGGTCCATTACTGTTGATAGAATTCATATCCTGATGCCAACCTAGTATGCCATATCAGGTTGCCACTTGTCAAGCTTGATTGTTGAATGTCAGTTGACTTAGCAACAATTGTTTCTGCGATGTTATTAGTCACTGTCTCTGAAGTGGTAGTGGTAAACGTACCAGGATGTTTAACTGAGGAGATTTTCAACTCAGCATTACAATCATTGCCATCCTCATCTCGGAAGCATAGTTTCTTATCATTCTGCTTAGAGAATCCACCACTGTTGTTTGTGATCAGGATTGGATATATTTGCCCTGCTGCTGCAGTGAACTTATAAGAATCAGATCCTCTTTCTACACCTGCAGTCTGCACAAATGTTTTGCCAGCGATACTTATACTTCCAAGCGCAGTATTATTAGTATTAGGATTATCATCCCACTCAAAGATCAGTTGAATTTCTCCAGTTCCTTGACCAGTGACAATGATAAATCCATTGTCATTAAATACTGCCTGAATATCATTCTCAACTTGCACTGTAGTATTGACAGTTTCAACTTGTGTAGATCCTGGTCTAGTAATCGTCCACGCTACACCACCAGGGTTTGATGTCCACTCATCTATGACTGGAGGATTAGGTGCCTGGTTGGTTACAGTAGCAGTAATCGTGTGAGCACCTACAGATAGGTTAGAGAGTGATGCAGTAGTGCTTGAGGTGAAAGAACCAGATGTTGCTACTTGAGCACCGTCTAGAAGAATTGTAGCCTGGTTATCTGCCTGTAATTCTAGAGTGTAGGTATCAGTAGCAGGAATATCAATGTTCCATGTTGCTGTATGCGTTATGCCCGACAGAGGTAATGTTGCCGATGGATATACAGCGTAGGCATTCATAAAGGAAGACCACGCTTGGTGAGGTCCAGAAGGAACCCAGGCAGCAGAAGCACCAGAACCTGAGCAAGGACCACCCTTGCAGATCTTCAGGAACCAACCTCCAGGATTTCTACCCCAGAAGAATGCAAGACCTTCTGGACGACCCTCAGCATCTACAAATCCAGCAGCAGAGTTAGTACATTTTACAGTGACTTTAATATTACCTCTTGTTAGATTTCTAGTAACTGTATATGGAGTGGAATATGTACCAGCGGCAAAGATACCACCAGGAAGATTGTTGAACAGGATATCATTATCGCCCAAGACAACTGTTGAGTTATCATCAGATCCAAAGGTGAATCCATAGACTCCATCCGACTCAATAAAGATAGTATAAGTTACCTCCTGTTCTTCAAAAGGTAATGTACATTCTTCAGGGTTGACCCATACGCCATATTTTTGTCCATCTTCATTCCACCATGATTCTTCAAAGTCAAAATCAACAGCATCAAACGGAAGTATGGTAAACGTAGAGTTTATATCAAAATCACCACCACCACCAAATGTTATTGTAGTGTCTCCTTCATCACCCGTCTGGTTATATGTCTGACCATCAATAGATAATGCACCAACTGCTTGACCATTGACGTTTGGATTATCATCCCACTCGAATTCTAACTCAACAGTGCCAGTACCAGTAATGACTAATGCAATGTTGCTTTCATTAGTTCCAGTAAAGTTGGCACTTGCTCCACCTGTTGTTGATCTAATTATCAATTCTGCATCAGTATCATTTTGACTGGTCGAATCTGTCCATCGAATTCTATCACTTGCAACAGAAAGAAGTGCAGCATTAGTACCTCTGCCATTTGTTCCTTGTGCCGCTACTGTAATTGGATAAGTTCCAGCAGCACTACCAGGTGGATCATCATCAAACTCTAGCACAGTATCACTTGCTCTCCTTCGATTTGAAGGTCCACTCATTCCATTGTAATTGACTGTGTATGTTCCTGCACTGACAAGGATGTAATCTGTTTCACTACCGTTCTCTCCAGATTGTGTCCAGGTAGTAACCTCACCAGTGTCATCAGTAATTGTGATGGTGTCCAGAACCGTTCCAGATATGCTGGGATTATCGTCCCAACTATATCGAAGTGGAAGATTACCACTACCATTTCCAGTAACAGTTATAGCAGTTCCGTCTGAATTCCATGCGGCTTGTACTGTTATTGGTTCTGGAATAGATGTTTTCTTTGCAGAAACGTTGTACGTTACAGGTTTAGATCTTTCTCTCTTGTACTTTGTGATGATAGTACCATCTGCTTGTACAAATTTTGTAGGGCGAATATTGATATCCGAATCAAATGGAGAACAAGTATCTGGTCCAATCTTAGGGACGAAGAATCTATCGTTAAGTCCTACACTTCCTGCACCAGGAAATGAATCACCTGGTTTCTTATCTCCAATGAAATCATATTCACAATCGTAGTATGTGCCGTCTGGTCTCTGCTTACACCTAATACCAATAAGATGACGAGGTAGAAAACCCATCAACTCCTTCATAGGCAACCACCAAGGTTCCTCTGGACCATAGACATCAACAAATTCGTCTACTGGATCTGGTAGTGATACTCTGTTTCTTGCTGCAATCTCTTCGTCAGAAATCGGCGCATCACATACAGGTCCAAAATATCCTTCAGGATAATAGTACGCCATTAAAAAAGAGGGTTGTTACACCCTCTATTTATTTCATAATCAGAGTGCGTTACCTCTAGGAAGAACCTCTTCAGGGAACACGAAGTTCTCATGCGGTTGATCAACTGGTGCCAACCAGGCACGTAGACCTTCGTTCAGAAGGATATTCTTCGTATAGAACGTCTCAAATTCAGGATCTTCTGCCGCCCTGATCTCTTGAGA